TTCGCAATTCGAGAATACCGTAACGCGATTCTTGTTGCCGAATCCATCGGTGATCTTCGCAAGTGCCTCGGAAAGTTGAATCGCCGCCGTCTCTGAGCCACCCAATGATTTCGTTTTCAGCGTATTGCCGTCATGCGGCATACCGGGGGAGACAATGACGATTAGCATTATCGCACCCCCGCCTTCAAGTCCTGATACAACCGCCGCGCTCCGATCCAATACTTCGACCCGTCCTTGCGATACCGCAACTTCGAACCGTTCGGCTGTTCCTTGATGGCTTGCTTGTAGAGCCTCTTCGCAACTGTCCTTCTCATCCCGTTCTCCTTTGTATATTGGGATTTGTGTTTATCAGGGATCGGGGAATCCCTGCCGGTACATCTTCGTGGCACTTCTGACATTGAATGAACGGCGTGTGGTCAATCTCCGCCAGATTGTCCCATACCGTACCTAGAATACCGCGTGCATGAGCGTCTTGGCAGCAACGAGCGACATCACCGTTGCTCATAATCATAACTTGCCCGTTGGAAAGCCAAGGGCAAGGATAACGCTGATGATCGGGTTCCCATGATATCCAGTTGACGAGTCCACCCCAGTTGTTCGGGTTGATTATCCCATCCCGCGAGTACCCGAATTTAACGTGCGGGTATTCTCTCGCCAGTTCTCTGAAATAATGGAGTGTCCGCATCGACGCTCTTGGCTCGTGATCCGTAAGGTCAATGGCGTCTGCCCCCGCGATGATGACCTCTCGGAGAAGTTCTTTCGTTGCCAGAAGACCGTTTGTATTCAGACGGACGGAAAGAAAACTTGGCATGATCTCGCGGCACATCCGGACGATCTCGACGTATTTCGGATGAAGAAACGGTTCGCCTACGCCGAACACGTTGATCTCTTGCTGAGTCCCGTTTTTCACGAACACGGAGAGCCATTTCATAGATAAAGCGATAACCTCGTCCGACATCAGGCCCACCTCTCTATGCTCTCCCTGTCCAGAGCACGGGCAGTACGGGCAAGAGAGGTTGCAGACGGACGCGACTTCGAGGTTTTTGATGCACCCTATCTTCTTATACAAAGCGCATCTCCTGTTTGAACGTGACCTTTTCTCCGCACCAAGGGCAACTGGCCCAAGTGGATAAATCCATGAAATGGCCGGCCTCCTCGAAACAGGCATTTTCAAACGGCTTGCAACAGGAGTTTTCGGTTATGTACTTCGTTTTGTCCCTTCCGTTTTTCGACATGGTACGCTTCACGATCAGAGGCATATACTCTCCTTTTTAGTTACAGGGTTGGGAGGGGTTCAGCGATCCCTCCCGTCCCCGTTAGGCGGGATGTCGATACCCGTTCAAGGGTCGAGTGATCCGCCACTCGTGTCATGCGTTGTTACCTTTGATCCGATTTTCCTCGGTTTCGCCGCTCCAGCCTCGGCGATAGCCTTTTCGTTGAGAAGGTTCTCCAGCCGAACGATTTCGTCCCGCGCCCACGAAACAAGCGGATGAACTGGAGTTCCATCGACCATAAGGAAGAAAGCCGTTCGGTTGCCGTTCATGTACCCTCCGTGACTGTAGGGAGGGGAGTTTTCAACGCTCCCCTCCCCATCCGGTTGATTACACGCCGCCCGCCTGAGCCGAGTTGACCCCGAGGATGGAAACCCCGAGTTTGGAATCGATGACCCGCTCATCGTCGTACACGCCGACTTCGATCTCCTCCGACTTCGTTTTCTGATCGAACCCGTGGACTTCGACGGTCATCGCAGGAACTCCAGCCAGTTGCCACCGGAAGGTGGCTCCGTACCGGGGAAGGGGACCAATCCCATTCCCGCCCGGCTGGAAGAAAGCGTAGAAGGCGTCCGACATAAACGGGGAGATCGACGCCGTGACACCTTCTGCCGCCGTGTTGTAGTAACCACGGGCGACATGAAGCGCGTCCAGTTCGAGAAGAGAGGCGACCTGATCCGTGGTTGACAGCCCGCCACCGTGCGGGAAGAGAATCCCACGGATCGCGGAGTTGGTGCGGATGGCCCGCCACGCAGACAGACCGATGACGCCGATGTTCGGGCGGAATCCGGTCGTGTCCTGAACCCTCTGCATCGCCGTGAGACACGCTGCGAGAGGATCGCCGCCCGCGTTCCACGCCGAGGCGGGGACGAAAGCGGTGTTGACGTTGGTTCCCGAGTTGACGACGTTGCAGACCCGCCGCTCTTTCCCGATGCGGATCAGGTCGGTGATGAAGTACGCGCCGTTCTCCCGAAGGTTCCACACACGATCCGAGTTCTCGCGATCCTCGACCGTGATCGGGTATTTCAGCGCGTAGTTCTTGCAGTAGTACCCCATGGTCGCGACGTTGAACCGGACCATGCGAGCCTGCGTTCCCGGCGCGCGGAAAGCAGCCTCTTCCCGGAGGAACTCGCCCAGAGGGATGACCGGGATCATATCCGACTGTTTGGTGACGTTGACGACCGGGAAAATGGTTTCCCCCAGAAGTCCCTGCGTGCGGTAGTTGACCACCAACTGCGACAGGGGCACATCAACGTGGAGTTCACGTCCTGTTGCGTCGTAAGTCTTGACGATGTTCCGATCGTTTCCCATTATTTCACCCCTTACGCGTTGATGTAGGTCGGGCCAGCGTAGATGTACACGTTGGCGATCCCACCCGAGTTCGCGGCAAAGACGCATTTGCCGACTGCGTATCCGCCGGAGAGACACTTCGTTCCGAAGCCGGAGGTCGTGATGGAAACCTGATCGTCAGCCGCCAGACCACCCGAGGAAACCTGCAACTTCGTTTCCCCGAAGACGATGGCCCCGACATGATCTCCTGCGGACGGCTTCTCATCGCAGACGCCGTAGAAGTTCAGTCCCGTGGTCGCATACGACCCCTGTTTCGTGATGCCTCGAAACTGGGAAACGGCGACGTTGACGATTGTGGAATACTTGATGTTCTGTCCGTAATTCATTGTCTACCCCCTATCCACGAATGTACCGCTCCCACAGTTCCGGGAAGCGGGTTTTCACGAGTTCCTTGCCCGATCCGTAGTCCTTGGCTTCGCCCTTCTCCACGAACTTACGAATCCGCTTGTCAACTTCCACAGCGGCAGGGGCATCACCACCATCATCGCCAGACGCACCGAACCCGATCTGCGATTTTCTGTCGTGGAGAGACTTCACGAACATATCGCGGGGGTTCACGTCCTTGTCTCCGTACTTCCGCGATCCCGCACCGAGGGCCGAGAACGTGATGATGAGAGACTCTTCCTCGGCGGGGAGAACTTTCCCGGCCTGTTTCAGGGCGACGAGAACGACTTCACGGAACTGCTTCACCGCGAAATCCTCGTCGCGGGTTGCGAGAGTGGCCTCGGCACGAACCGCACGCCCCTCCATGTTTTCGCGCAGGGCCTTCTCTGCGCTGAGATTGGCCTCCAACAGAGAAATCTTCTCCTGATACTGTCGCTCGTCCATGTTACCTCCATCGTTGTCGGGTATTGTGTAGACCCGTAATTCACCGCCCGTTTCGCCATAAGCGATAGCGTAGGTGGTATCAGACATCAGCACCTTCTGTAATTCTTCGAGACTGGTTACTGCGGGCAAGTCTGCCCCCAAGAGGGATACCGCCTTGAGGACTCTGGGCCACTTCTTCCCAGCGGGGTCTGCGGGGTCTTTGTAGTTCCAATATATTTCTGCTGATTTGGCGCGGTAACTGCCGTTGCGGATCAAGTCTACGAGGACGTTCGGCACGTTGACCATATCAGCGACGAGTTTCGATCCGATCCTTCGGAGGTTCGTGACCCACCCCAACGCGGGGGCACCGTCTTCCTGTCCGAACCACTTCTGCGTTTCTGAATGTCCGAGTTTTACTGGGGATTTGAGAGGGAGGACTCTTGAAGCGTTGACCATTTCATCGAGGTCTTCGGTGGAATATGTGTCTCCGTTCCACTTACCCGTTGCGAATATCTCTACGTTTGGCAATGTCTGGGCGTACTTCCCCTCGCGTTGGTTTTCATCGGACATTTTTTTGTGGTGTTGCTGGAACATCGAGTGGCAGATCGCTGACGCCTGAGAACCGTCTTTCGCCGTACCATCTGAAATGACTATCGGGATGCATCTTTTTACGAAATCCGCTTCGCTTTCTTTTTTCCCCGGTGTTGGCATCCATTACTCCTTGCACAAGAGAGTAAATTCTATACGGTAATATGTCAATAAAATTATCTACTTACGCTCCTACAATGGTGAATATCCGTATTCGCCAGTACATTCAACGGCTTAGGCGTAAATCTAAAAGCCATCATAGGCCACCTGATCTTCTTTCAGCGGTGGTTGCGATTCCCACACATCTCTCCACCCCTTGTCGTACTGCGTTACCGGCAAAAGCATTGAACGGCAGTTAAAATGATTCGGGGGGATCAGGCCCCGGGAGAGTAACTCTTCCTTTACGAAAATTCTACCGGCAAGAGAGCGGCACAACTGCGTTGTCCGGTTGTCGAGGATCGCCGAATACACGAACGCTTCCACAAAATTCTGCATCTCGGGGGCGGTGAGTATCTGGAACCTCGTGTTGTTGTAGACATCCGACACATTCACTCTGGCGATCAGTTCCGCTCTGGCTGCCGTATTCGTGCCTACTGGGAGCCAATCCGCAAGAACCCGCTCGATGTCTTGGATCAGCCTATCGTCCGGGTAGGGCGACTTGTGCGTGACCACCCAATCAGTAATCATTGTCTTTACCGTTGTAAGAATCTCATCCTTTGCGATCCCCGTGATCCAGAACGCGCGGTTTTGGGCATAGTCCGTGATGGCTTTATCCACATCTGCGAAAAGCGGGTGTTCCTTGCGAGCGAAGGTTCGCGGTTGAAGCCCGAGTTCGCTCTCGGTATGTTGAATCGCTAGGTCTGCCGCCCTATCGCATAGGTTCTGCATGGCCTTCTTTATGCTCCCTGCATCGGGGAGGACGATTCGCTCAGGACTCTGGAGTTTTTTTTTGCGTCTTTTATGAGCGCGGCGATGCTTTTGGAGAACGCATCGGTCAAGTCTTTCTGCGAGGCCCACTCGACATTGTTCAGGTCGTTGTTGTATTTTTCCCAATCGATACGGGCTTCTGGACCGGGCAGCGTATGAGAGGCCACATACTTCGCCCTTCTCCGATCCGAGTGTTGGTTCGCGCCGCCCGGATAATTCGAAGTCTTGTTCGGCCCCCCGGAAGGATTGTCACCTGCCAGTCCCGAATTGCCGGATTGCTGAAGATTCGTTGCCGCCGGGAAAAGGTCGAGGTTGAGTTCCTGAGCCTTTTTCATGGCTTCCACTTCATCGCCGGTAGGTTCTGGCGCATCCAGAAGAGTTCTCAGCCAAGTCTGTGTCTCTGGCGTTGACGTAACCGCTCCTCTTGCGACTGCTTCTCCCCATGCGGCGGCGATCTTGGTCTTATCCTCCTGCTTGAGAGGCTTGATGGAGAACCACGGGTAGTCTTTCTGCTCGCCGAAATTTATGTCGATCAGTTGCCGTATCAACTGCTCGTTGATGATCTCCTCGATTTGCTTGGCGATGGAACCCAGCACCCAATCGAATACCTTGAGGTCTGTCTCCGATTTGCCGTAACTTCCCACGCCCGCTTGCGGAACCAGCCCGATGAGTTGCGGGATCAATATGCCTCTGGCGATGCCCACGTTGAGAGCGTCGATGGCCTGATCGAACACCCCACGGTCTACTCTGGTAGATTCCAGAAGATTCAGGTTCATGTCCATCGGGGTGATGACGGACATACCCGCTTGGATGTTCTGGATCAGTTTCTTGAAAGCCGTCCGTTGTTCTTCCGTGATTTTGCCTGAGGACAGTTTCCCGTTGACGATCGGTATTGAGAATCGTTCCAGATAGATCGCCCAATACTTCAACACGTTGGTCTTGACGTACCACATCCTGTAGATGGCTTTGAGGTCGGATTCTCCGTAGTAGTTGTCGAACTCCCGCTGATAGGAGTACACGATGAACTTGTCAACCGGCAATCGTTTTTCCTCGCCGTCCGGCTGCTTCTGGATGATGCCATCCGGCCTTAGAGTTCCGTAGTCGTCTATGTCAAACACTATGCGGGTCGGCGACTTCGGTTTCAGGCATCTCAGGCCGATCTTTCCGTTGTACTGGCCTCGGTCGATGTAACTGAAGATTTTTTCATGGACGGAAAAGCCGTAATCGAACGCGGACAGCATGGAGGTGATGAACGCCTCAACCGATCCTTCCATTGTTTCGAAGCAGAATTCCAGAAAATTCTTGTGAGTCTCGTTATCCGAGTCGATTTCCCATCCCGGTGTGATGACGGCGGCTTTTTTCAGTTGGAGACACGACTTGATCTGGTCGTCCTCGCGCATCCGCTTGTAGAGTGCCAGCCCTCCCTTTCGAGCCGACAGGGTATCTGGGTTGTAGATGCCTTTCATCCAGTTACGGTACAGATCGTCTACGCTTGTAGCGGTTTCTCCGGTGAAATTCGGCGGGGCTGGCGTTCTGGCGAACATTCTGGTGAACGAATCACCAACATTGTCTGTCCACTTGCTCATTGCACATCCTCCCATTGGGATTCGATGGACACATGACCGGTATCCACCGCGTAGTTCTCGAA